AAAAATGCTGCTATAGCTCAGCTGGTAGAGCGCATCCTTGGTAAGGATGAGGTCCCCGGTCCGAATCCGGGTAGCAGCTCCAAAGAAATCCTTAGAGCCGCAATGGTTCTAAGGATTTTCTATTTTATGAAGACTTTTAACTTCACTGAAAAACCAACACAAAAACCAACACCAGGCGCAAAAATTAACCGGACAGGATAATTCCTGCCCGGTATTTTTATATCTTTTCGATTGCATCCCGGAATATTTGGCTGGCCCGTTTTATGCTGTCTTGATCGGCGTGGGTGTACATGCGCAGCGTGACGGCCTTGTCACTATGCCCTAGCTTCTCGGACACACTGGCAATGTCAGCCCCGTTTGTTATTGCAACGCTGGCGAAGCTGTGGCGGAGCTTGTGAGGGTGAAGCCCAGGTATACCATACCGCTCAGAAAACTTTTTAAGATAGCGCGTAGGGCTTTGTGGGTGCATCGGTTCCGGGCTATTATCTTGGGTAAACACATAGGCACTGATTGCCCGGTCAGCCTGCTCACTGCGCAGAGATCGCAAGAGGGTCATTACAGACGGATCAACGTCAACAACGCGGGGCTTTCCGTTCTTCGGGGTGTCAAGGTAAATCCCTTTCTGCGGAGTATAGCAGAGGTTTCCGGTGACTGTTATGGTGTTAGACTGAAAATCGACGTCTTTCCATTTAAGGCCGCAGCACTCGCCGCGTCTAATGCCTGTGTCCATTAGGAGGCGGACCAGCGCTTGCCACTTTAGAGGCTCCTGCTCCAGGCATTGGAGAATATGCCGCAGCTCATCAATACTGCAGGCTTCAACGGCAGTCTGCGTCTCGTCTTTCCGGGGCTTGGGACGCTCCACCTTGTCCATGGGGTTGCGGGGTATAGTGTCGGCCATATAAGCCATCTTAAAGAGACTATGCAGGATGGTATAGCACTTAATAACCGTAGCGTGTGCTTTCCCCTCTGCTTGAATGGACAGCAGCAGGGCGGAGATATTGGCCGGTGTGATGTCCGGCATTTTGAGATCACCAATCGCCCGGTATATGCTCCGGTCAAGGTAACCTTGAAAGTTTGAACGGGTGTTCTCGCTGATTGTGACGGCCTTGGCGGGCATGAACACGGTCTCCCCGTATTGGCGGAGGGTCAGCACCTTTGCGACCTCCTGCGCCTCGTAAACAGCCTTGTCCTTCTGTTCCTGCCGGGAGATCACTTCACCGGCATTGCAGCGGCGTTCAAAGTCAGCGGCCACGGTGGTAAGTTCCCGATCTATGGCCCTCTGGCTCCATCCTTCCGGGACATACCAGCGAGATGTCAAGGCGGATTTATTGCGGCCGCGGCGTACAATAATCTCATAGAATATGCGTCCATCCTTGGTCTCTTTCTTACGGGTTGACGGCATCTAATCACCTCCATGCTCCGGGCTTCGGCCTGGGGCTTTATTTTTTATCGTGGAGTGTGTCTCGAAGGACTTCTTCGGACTCTAATTTCTGGTATTTTGGGATCTCTGCCAATTCCTCTATGCGCTGAGCTGCGATTTCCTGCCCATCTTCATTTAAGCGACCAAATGCATAGTCGATTCTCTTCTTATGCGAATTATTTACTATATTTAACTCATTATTATCGCGGTCAGATTTTTTCAAAGGTTCTATTTCTTCGAATTTCCAATCCAATAAATTATGAATTGAAGCTGACAATTGTGGCGCAGTAAAATCTGCAAGAGTTGCAAGATTGACCATTTTATCTGCATCTATGTCTAAAACAATACACAGCCTGGTAAATATATCGCTTCTTGGTAAACGCTGATTCTTTTCATATCTGCTGATTGCGGTTTTTGTTGTTTGAACTTGGTGGGCTACCTCTTCTTGCGTCATTCCAACTTTTTTTCGCGCCGCTTTGAGCTCTTCTCCGAATGTCATAAAATCACCACCTGATTTCATTATATATTAAGTTACCGAAAAGTCAACTTTGAACTTGACAGAAGTTGCCAAAGCGGTTACAATTGCGATAGTAACCAAGGTGGTAACTTTGCTGAGGGGGTGAACCAAATGAATATAAGCGCACAGAAAATTGAGACCATGCTTGCAGAGCGCGGTATGACCAAGTCGGAACTTGCAGAACTGTCCGGAATTAGCCGTCAGAATATTAGTACGGTCGTGCGCCGCGGGACGTGTGAACCTAAGACGGCGGGGAAGTTAGCGGCGGGGCTGGGTGTTAACGTAGTAGACGTTCTGGAGGAGGTGAACTAACATGGCGAACAACACAGTCCCATTCCAAAAAATTGGGGAGGCCTGCAAGACCACAGGCCTTTCTCAATATTATCTGCGGAGAGGATGCAAAGACGGAACCATCCCGCACATCAATAGCGGCGGCGTGTATTACATCAATGTACCGGCTCTGCTCCGCAAACTGGATGCCGAGGCGGTGGCGGAGTGACGGAGAAAGAGACCACCGTGAACGATGTCCGGGACCTTCTCACAGACGAGGTCAGGAAGGCCTACCGAGAGACCGACGAAGAGTGCCGGGCCCTTCTCTGCGCAGATCTACGTAAAACTGCCCGCGAGAATCGTATCACTAAAGACTTTGATACGGTTTTCAAGGCTTTTGAAAAATCAGTAAGGGATGAGGAGAAGGCCGCCGCTGATCGTGACATGGAAGAAAAGAGATCCGCCCGGTCCGCGGAAAACAAGATCAATTTCAAATGTCTGAAAAACCCGTTCCCCGGGCTGCACTCATACACCTATGCCATTGATGATAACGGCGTTTATCTGAATGGGAATCGGATCTGTTCTCAGCCAGTGCTGATCTTCGGTAAGTTCCAAAATATTGAAACCAGCGAGGAATCCTTCTGCATTACGTATTTTGGGAGCGGACAATGGCAACGGAAGACCGTAAAGCGCGAGATCCTGTTTAATGCCTCGAAGGTTATTCAAATGGCAGCCTATGGTCTGAGCGTTCACTCGGCGAATGCCAGAGACTTTGTAAAATTTCTGGATACCTTCGAGCAAGAGAATCCGACCGCCATGTCTCCGAAACTGTCTGTGTCCAGGCTTGGATGGTTCGGAGCAGACCGCTTCGCTCCATATGAGGCGTCCCTTGTTTTCGATGGTGAGGGTGAGAATAAGGACCTATACGACTGTGTCAGTGAAGCCGGAAGCTTCGAGGATTGGGTTTCACAGATACGGGAGTTGAGGAAAAATATTAACCTTCGACTGACCATGGCTGCCGGCTTTGCAAGTCCACTAATCGACCGTATCCATGCGCTCCCATTTATTTTTCATCTTTGGGGCGGCTCAGGCGTCGGAAAGACTGTGGCTCTGATGGTGGCTATGTCTGTTTGGGGGGATCCGTCTGCGGGTAAGCTCCTCCGAACGCTGAACGCCACCAAAAACTCTATGCTGAATACGGCGGCATTTTTTCATTCGCTCCCGGTGGCCTACGATGAGCTGCAGATTATAAAGCTCCAGTTCTCCAGCCTGGATGCATTGATTATGACGCTTACAGAGGGCATCGACCGAGGACGCATGAAATATGACGAAGCCCAAAGGGCCAGGCCGTGGAAATGCTGCTTCCTATTTTCTGGAGAAGAGCCGTGCACGAAGGCCGGCAGCGGAGGTGGCGTATTTAACCGGGTCATTGAAGTGGAGTGTATAGCACCTGTTGTGGCGAACGGAAACCAGGTGGTCAATTTCATAAGGGCCAATTATGGACATGCAGGGCGGGTCTTTATTGACTACATAAAGAGAAAAGACATCCCGGCATTGTTCAACGAGAAAAATTCCTCCATTCTTCATGAGATCGAAACCACAGATAAGCAGGCTGCCTCCATGGCACTTATGATGGTGGCGGACAAGCTGGCCACTGAATGCTTGTTCCCGGGAGAAGTACCCCTTAATATCGAAGATGTGCGCCCATTCCTAAAAATCGAAAGGGAAGTGGATGTGGCAGCACGGGCCTATGAGTATATCTGCGGTATCATTGCCGCCAATGCTTCAAAGTTTGACACGAATCCACGGCTGAACGTGGAAACCTGGGGAAAGGTTTCGGACGGTGTCTGCACATTCAACAAGGTCAAGCTGGAAGAGCAGATGCAGGCCGGCGGGTTCAGCTTCGATGCTGTAAAAAGAGCGTGGGCGGAAAACGAGCATCTGCTGAAGACTCCACAGGGCAGGCTAGTTCACAACGCCTCTTATGGTGGGATAAAAGCTTCATCTGTAAAGCTGATTGTTCAGGATGATGACTATGAGCAGATCGATGACGATTTGCCTTTATAGTTCCAACCGTTCCAACAATTTTAAAGTATGTGTTGGAGAGAAATTGATAATCAGTGTGCTGCAAGTAAAGGCTTTTTATAATAATTCCAACATTCCAACATTTCCAACATGAAAAGTATTATTATGTGAGGCTTTCTCGAATTATTAATTTCATCTAAAAAATAAATTAGTATCCATATTTTGATGATAGTATTACGGAAAAATACGTTGGAATGTTGGAATCGTTGTAGTGCAACGGATTGCACTACTTAAGAACCGCATTTTGCTCCGCATTATTATGTTGGAAAGGACAGATCCAATGAACAAAGAACGATTATTAGCTTTCCTTAAGGCGTATCCCGCAGCCTCTTTCAGCGAGATTGAGTGCTTTTTTGATGAAATCGGCTTTGATTATCACGGAGAACAGTGTATTGAGTCGGTACGTGGTACCAATGTCATGTTCTGGACGGGGTGGAGCCGTGAAGCTTCCCGGATGATATGTGAACTGGTGGAGGAAAAGAGAATAGGGATAACGCCAGTTAGTCCCTTTATTGCCTTGACTTTTAAAAAGCAATTCGCGCTTCCTATGGCTAGGCAGCCAGATCACAATTACAAAACGCTGCACTGGTGCCCAGCAGTTGTAACTTTTTTAAACCAAAAGGAGGTCCATACATGAGCGAATTTGAAGAACTGACCCAAAACATGGAGCCGAAAGCACCGTCCAGGTGGACGCAGAATCTGTGCAAGATCAACCGAGTCATAGCCGATCATACCAACGACGTTGATTCGGTGCTCGATAACCTGCGACAGTGCGAAACTATCGCTCTGACGGATGCGCAAATTTCGATGGCCGCTGATATTCAGGAGTCTGTCACAGAGCATCACGAGTTTATGGGGGCGGGTAATGCCACAAGAATTTCCTATCTGGTCCGCTACGGTATGCTGCTGGAGCGGGAAAATCATAAAAATTGAAATGCGTATATTCGGAGATTTCGGAGTCCCTAAAAAGAGTGTATCCGGACATTTCGGACGCCCTAAAAAGGGGCGGTGTATTTAGAGATTTTAGAGGCCCTAAAAAGGGCAACTATCCCGAGATTTCCGAGGCCCTAAAAAAGAGCCGCCTTCGGTGCTACCAACACCGAAGGCGGCAGACCGG